GCTTTGAGTCCTGCTACAATACCTTCTGCTGCTGCGTCACCGATCTTCTCTGCGATAGCTGCTGTATTGATCTGGTTAACATCACCTGATTCAATCCATGCGTCAAACGCTGCACCTAAGTCTACCTTTGCGTCAGCCAATTGCTGTAATGCTTTATCAGCATACTCGTTACCAGTACTTTCAATCTCGTAACTTTCACCCTCCGACTCTGTTTGTACTTCAGGTAGTCCCGGTTCTTCAGTTACTTCAGTAACAGGCTGTGCTGTTTCTTCTGGTGTAACTGTCTCTTGGACTACTTCAGTACTCTCTACTGCCTGCTCCGCTTCTGGTGCTGTGGGCATATCGTTCGTGTTAGCGGGTTCTGCTTGGCTTAAGTCTGTCATGTATTGCTCCTATTGTTCCTGCTCCAACCGTTGTCCGGCTGTATCTACTTCCATTTGATCCATCTTAGCTTGTTCCATTTGTGCCTGCTCTTGCTCAGCACGTGCTGCCTTATCCTCTTCGGATAGGAAAGCCATAGCAGCATCAAGATTGTTGTTAGCTGCAAGGAACTTAAGTATGGAGTTAATATCTAATTCACGCCTTACCTCTTCATCAATTTGTCCTAGTAAGGACGCATCTTGAATAAATAGACGATACGCATCAAGATCACCTGACCGTGAAAGTACATCAAGCCCTGTTAGTATAATAGGCTCAACACTCTTACCGTCAATCTTAAAGTCAATACGATGTAGCAACAGTCGTGCTACGGGAAGTTGGAACGTTTGAGCAAGTCTAGTGTAGACTCCACCGAGAGAGGTCTCAAGCTCACGTGCAATCATACGAATCTCTTCAGCGGTGACACGCTCTGCGTCACGTACGCCTGATGAATCCATTAGGAATGCTTTGCTTAGTCTCTGCTCGATACGCGCTATGCGTGCTTCAATGATCTGTAGGTCATTATTCTTATTCATTTGCAAGAGGCTAACATCTTCTTCTCGCCCTGAACACCACTGACCGTTAGGTGTGTTGTTTAGTTCAGCAACGTCTGTTAGTCCTGCGGGATTGACCAATCCTTTAACTTGCGATGATATACCAATTATCTCACTAAGCGCTTGCTCTGATACTGATAGTTGGTGAAAGTCACCAGAGTAATCTTCTACGTATGCCCGTCCGTAATCCTCACCACGTACTAGCTTCCATACTAAGGGTACAAACTCTAGAGACTCTACAGTGTCAATACCCGGCCTGTCTGTTATCTCAGTATCTTCGGCCCACTGTGTAGTGTAGTACTTCTTGAGTTGTGGTTGCCATTCGATCTTAGTGTACAAGTCTATCTCACGTTCAGGATCAGGGTCTATTGTCTTGGCATTAGACAGTATCTTGAACTGTACGTCTGTATCAAATGTATCGAACCGTTTAGTATCCTTAGTAATCATTAGGATAGGGAAGCCACGTATGTTACGTTTGATCACGTAGTCACGGATAGAGTACACAGAAGGGCTCTCTTCTTGTGACTTAGGGAAGTACAGCAAACCGTTGCCTGTAACTATCAGGTTAAGTAGCGTAGCTGTGAAGTGCTCTTGAGAACCCATACGGGCAATCTCCATTAGAGCTTCCTTCTCTGCGTTCTGGAACATAGTACCTAGCATGTCTTCTGTAACACGTGCTGCTGCCATTTCTTGAATGAATGCAGGCATAGCTTTAAGTCTGAAGAAAGGACGCTGTGCTCCGAACAAAGTCATACTTAACTTGTTAGCTAAGTGGTTAACTGCCATAGCACCAAACGATTGTATATCGTTCTGTAGCTCTGTAGTTT